GCCGCCAGCGCTGGGCATACAGGATGGGCCTGCGCCGCGCGTGATGATGGTGGTGCGGCGCGTGCCGCCCAATATCCGCATCCTTTTGTGCTCGCTGCTCAATCGCCCCAACGAGCGCGCGGTGCGCGTGCGCGATAACCGACTCTTTATGCCGGGCATGACGTTTCAAGTGATCGACGGCGGAGCCAACGGCCTGCAATTCACCGGGCGCTTGCCGCGCCGGAAAGGCCGCTGGTGAGCACGAATCAAAATTCCCAACACGGCGAGGCGCACTCCTTCGTCATGCAGCAGGCGTGGCGTCGCCGCAAACCTTGGACGCGCACCGAGAGCGCGCGGTGGCTCAATGATCGCGGGCCGGCGCTGCTGGCGCATTTGCGCCGTTCGCCGGGGCGTTGGCCGGAGGCGTGTCCGCGGCAGATGGGCGAGTGGCTGAAGACGAGCGCCACGCCGCTTTTCGATCACGCCCACGCCGCGCTCGCTGCGCGCAAAACAGACCAGGCCCGCGACGCCCTCGGCCCCACCGACCTTTTGCCATGAAGACAACTCCTGATGGATTCTTTGATCCCGCCGAGCTCTGGACGCAATCCAAAACCGAGCGTTACCTCGCCGATAATCCGTTGCCAGTCGATTTCACCTGGACGCATGAAGATGGCACGCAAAAGCCCGTGCAGCCCCGCGGTGGGATCAAAAACGGCTACGGCTTTTGGTTGAGATACACGCCCTATTTTCCCGGACTCTTTGAGGAGATTCACGTCATCATCGCCCTTACCCCGGCAAAAAATCTTGACGGTACACCCTTTGCCATGACCCCGGAATGGCTTGCCGGCAAACTCGACGCACGGCGCGCAAAACAGACTCAAGACGACCTCGGCTTTTGAACGGTCACAAAAATACGGATTTGGTCACACATGATAATTTCACCCGATTTCTTCGAGCATTGGAAAACTAAAGCTTTGATTGAGCTTTCTCACCGACCCGAGAGCCCACTTTGGGTGATGCGACTTTGGGCGCATTGCCAGACGCGCCAAGAATTTCGGTTTCGTTTGCCGACCATTGCACTGAAAGCGATCTGCGCCGTTCCCTCTGAAATATCGGCGCAACAGTGGTTTGACTGGCTTTTACAATGCCAGTTCATCGACGGCACACCCGAGAAATGGACGGTACACGGATGGGCTGAAGCGAACGCCAGTTTAGTGTCGCGCTGGTTCAACGGTCGCCAAGCGAAGACGAAGCGAAAAGGAAGCGGAGCCGAAGCGGAGAAGAAGCGAAAAGTTGATTCGGTCGAGGATAAGAGAAGAGAAGAGAAGAGAAGAGAAGAAGGAGAAGAGAAGAAGGAAAAGACGGCCAAACGTCCGCTCAATCTTGCTGAAGCAAAGACCTTCTTCGTAAATCAAAAGGCCACCGAAGCTGAAGCCGAACCCTTTTACGATCATTACGAGAGCAACGGCTGGACGCTGAACACGGGCCGGCCGCTGGTCTCGTGGCACGCCGCTGCCCGTCGCTGGATTCGCAACAACTTTGCGCGGCCCTCCGCCGGATATTCCGATTTGAAAAATTTCGGGGCGGGTGGCGCAGGTACGGCCTTGACCAATACCGGTGGCGTAAGCGCGGTTTCTCCCGCGCTCAACGCGTTGTTAAACAACCCCAATTGGAGTGGTGGTGGCTACTCCGATCTTCCTCCAGCGACGCCCTGATGCTTATGACAACTTTCATTCCCTATTCCGCGGTTGATTCCCAACCTGCCTCCAAGCCCCTCACTGTTTTGCCTGAATTTGGCCGATCGCTCCCGCACTCGCCCAAAGCGGAACATGCGCTTCTCGCCTGCTTGCTGATCGACGCCTCGGAAGCGGTGCCGCTGTGCCTGGCCGCGCGCTTCGCGGCATCCTCGTTTTACGATCCGCGCAACGGCTTGGTCTACGCCGCGATCGAAGCGCTCGCCAAGATGCAAAAACCAATCGACATCGGCACGGTGGCAGAGCGTTTGCGCGAGACCGGCACTTTGGAAGATTCTGGAGGCTTTGCTCACCTTGGCACAATCACGAAGGTAACCCCGACGACGGCACAGCTCCGGTTTTGGATCGGGCAGGTGCGGACAAATTGGATTCTTCGCCAGACGATTCGCCAGGCGCAAAAAGCAATCGAGCAAAGCCACTCCTATGCTGGCGAGCCCTTCGCCGAGTTTTTAGCGCCGCACGCAGCTTGGTTTCAGACCGCTACGATGCGTGCGCGCCAAGGCGACACGGCTGCCGTTGAGACGCTCGACGTCGTCATTGAGCAAATCCGCGCCGATGTGGCAGCCCGCGCCTCTGGCACCGAGGATCGCAGCGGCTGGGTTTTCACCGGGTTTCCCGAGTTTGATAATCTTGATTCATCATCTTGCATGATGCCATTCGGCTCGATGCGTGAGGATGGCAACATCATCATTGGCGGGGGCTCTAGCATGGGCAAAAGCGTGCTTATGCGAAACATCGCGACGCTGGCCATCGAGCGCAACCAACGCGCCCTCGTTTACACTATCGAGACGAATCGCTATTCGTTTCTTCAGTCGATGGCAGCCACGAGTGCGCGCGCGAGTGTGCGCGCCCTTAACCGCGCGCCGAAGGATCATGTCGCCCGGCTCGACGCCGCCCTTGTTGCCTTGAAAGCTAAAGTGGACAAAAAATTGTTTCTCTTTCAGCGCTCCGACGATCCCGCTTTCGAGACGATCGAGGGCATCGCCGCCCATGCGCGCGCGTGGTGCGCGCAACACGGCACGCCGCAAATTGTGGTGCTTGACTACCTCCAGCTTATTGGGGTCCACAAGCGGTGTAATTCCCGCGAGCAAGAGGTCGCGCACATTTCGCATACGTGGCAGGCGCTCCAGCGCGAACTGGGCTGCGTGACCATAGGCGGCGCGCAGCTCAACGAGGCTTCGCTTTCGAAATTGCGCCAAATTAAAAGAGACAAAAATGATAAGGTGCTGCACGAGCTGCCCGACCGCGGCTCGCTCCGCGAATCGCAGGCGCTTTACCACGATGCCGATGTTGTCATTTTCCTGCACATGCCCGTCGTCGATGGGGCCGGGCGAGAGCAAGTTAATCTCGATACGGTGAATCCCGAAATGTGGCTTTGCGTCGATAAGCGACGGAGTGGGGTGCGCGGTATCGTAAAGACCCGCTTTGAGAAAGCGCATGGCTATTTTAAGCCCCTGCACGAAGACGGCGCGCCCTGTTCGCCCATCGCCACCGGCTCAACCTCCAAAGCCGATTACTAAAGCCTGGGCCGCGCGATGAAGTCCACCAAGACTACTACCACCACTAACGTCGTGCCGAGCGTGAGCTTCGCGACCGATTGCGCGTCGCGTGCCGCCTCCGAGCTGGTCTTTACTTTTACCTGCCCTGATTGCAAGGCCGTGATCCCGAGTCGGGACCTTCGCGTCGTAAATTTCTTTGCGGACAAAGAATTTTACGAGTGCCCGCGCTGCGCGATCGGCAGTTTGCGGACCGCATGGAAGTTGACCTACCGCCGCGCATGACCGCGACCCCCAAGCTCCGCTGGACGCCGCATCCCGTGCTTGCGCTGCCGACGCGCGAGCAGATTGCCGCGTCGTATGCAAAAATGGGGGATGAGGCGGCGGGTGCCTTCTGGCTGAAATTCCACGGCGAGCGCGAGGCCAAGATCAAGCTGGAGCTGCACGACCCGCTGCGCCACGGCTACGATTCGCCCCTCTACGAGCGCACTAAGCAGATCCTTGATGACTACGATGAACTCCTCGTCCTCGGGGCTAACCGCCTGGGCAAGTCGCGCGATGCGGCCAAGATCGTCGTCGATAATCTGTGCTCCCGCAAACAGGTGTGGGCCGTCTTTGAGGCATCGGAAAAGGCGTCGATTAACAAACAGCAATCGCGCATCCACGACACCCTGCCTCCCGAGTGGCGCGACCTCGGCGCGGCCTCCTCTGAGACCTACGTGAAATACAAGCGCCAGAACGGATTCTCCGGCGCGCAGTTCATTTTGCCCAATGGCAGCACGTGCATGTTTTTCAACTACAAGCAGGACGTGAAAGATTTGGAAGGTTACGAGCTTGATGGCGTGTGGTTCGATGAACTCGTGCCCATCGCGTTTTACGAGGCGATGGCCTTTCGCGTGGGGCGCAACCGCCGCCAGCGCATGCTGATTACCTTCACGCCGCTCGATGGGAATAAACCGGCGTTTACCCCCGTCGTCGCCAAGTTCTTTGCCGGCGCACGCATCACGGAGACGCGCCCCGTGGCCCCGCAGATGCACGGCACGCTCAAGCCCGATGTCGTCCACGTGCGCGATTGCCCGCCTGGCCATATGCCCTTTGAGATGCAATGCGCCAACCCCAAGGCGCGCGTCCTCTTTTACCACTGGGGCATGAATCCGATGGGGGCCAATAACGAGGTGCTCGACCGCCTCGGCGGCCGCCCGAAGGAGCAGTGGTTCGTGCGCGCCTATGGCTGGGTGGATAAGCCCCTCGGCTCCGCGCTGCCCAAATTTGGCAATACCCACCTCATTACCCGCGCACAGTTCGATGCGCTCGCCCACCGTGGCACCGCGCGCTACTGCGTGGCCGATCCTGCCGGCACAAAGAATTGGTTCATCAAGTGGTATGCTGTCACCCCGGCCGGGCACACCATCGTCTATCGCGAATGGCCCGATGCACAGCGCTACGGCCCGTGGGCCGTGCCGCCCGAGGGTGGCGATAAACACGACTGGCGCCCCGGCGAAGCCCAGCGCCTCGATAGCGGCCGCGGCATGGATGGCTACAAACGCCTGATCCTCGAGCTTGAAGGCTGGACGCACGATCCCAAGACCGGCGCCTGGGACGGCTCCCGCTCCGAGCGCATCGAGCGCCGCTTGATCGACCCGCGCCTCGGCGGCGCCGGCATCCCCGGCCAGGAGGAAGGCACCAGCATCATCGACCTCATGGGCAACGAGAGCCTCGATGCCAAAGGCCGCATCGCTTTGCCCCGGATGTTTTGGGAGGAAGCCCCCGGCCGGCACATCCAGCACGGGCTGCAACAACTGCAAACCGCAATGGAGTGGGATGAGAGCCTGCCGATGGACGCCCTTAATAATTGCCCGAAATGGTATGTCGTGGACGACCTGATACAGACGCGCACGTGCTACACCAGCTACATCGGCCCGCCGATGACGAGCGAGCGCGACGCCCTCAAGGACATCATCGACCCCGACCGCTATTTTATCGAAGCCGCCTACGGTTTCGTGGAGCCCGAGATGTTCCGCACCCGCGGAGTGTGCGCGTATTAAAATTTCTATGCCTAGAATAAAAACGACTGAAGAAAGACAAGCATCCGCCGCAAAGCGCGCGGAAGACCGTGAACTGAGAGCCGCACGCACCGCCCACAACTGGGCCGCAAATCGTAAAAAGGCGAACGCGATTAGCCGCGCCTATTACGTCGCCAACCGTAAAAGATTACTCGCGTACTACGCAGCCTACGCCGCCGCCAACCGTGAAAAAATAGCAACCCGCCGCGCCGTGCGCTACGCCGCCAAAAAAGCCGCCGCCTCCGCTTAAATTTATGCCCTCCACCGCCACCGCCCTCCCGCAGCAATACTACCTCCGCCGCAAGTGCGTGGCCGAAGCTGTGGGCGGCGTGCGCGCCCTCGCGCAGGCCGAGCGCCTCGGCGCGATCGTGCCTGTGCGCGGTCTTGCCGGGCTCAAGCAGGTCCGCTACGAGCGGCCGCGCATTTTGCGCTACCTTGATTGCCTGAATGGCCTTGTGGATCTCGCCACCGTCGTGCGCGAAAACGCCGCTGCCCAGCGCTCCACACTCCCTACTTGACGCTACGCCGCGCCACTCTGAATAGACTCACCCATGACACCCAGCGACCCGTTTGACCTGCCTCGCGACCCCGAAGACATCCGCGAACTGCGCACCGAGCTAGAGCACATCATGGCCGATGGCACCCTCGTCTGGCAGCGCCAAGAGGAGGCCCGCGCCGTGCGGTTTAACGTGTGGGCAGGCCAGACTACCGATGGCCGCAAGCACGCCTCTGCGCTTGGCGAAGACCCCTTGCCCTTCGAAGGCGCGAGCGATGCCCGTATCCCCGCCGTGGATTCAATCATCGGGGATAAGGTGGCCCTTGTAAAACAAGCGTTTTTCCGCGCTCAGGTGCAAGCCACCCCCGTCGAGCCCAACGATGCGCCCAAGGCGTCCAGCGTCTCCTCGCTTTTGCGGTGGCTGCGCGATTGCGAAATGCGCGCCGAGCTGGAGACGGAAGTGGAGCTCTCCGCCCAGCATTTCTTCGGGGATGATCCCGCGTTGGCCGTCGTCGAGGTCAATTGGCGGCAGGATGTCACCCTCGTGCGCCGCGTGCTCTCGTTTGACGATTTGGCGATTTTGTATGTGACCGGGGCCAGCAATCCCGACCAAGTGCCCACCGATGATCCCCGGCTGGAGCCCGCCATGCTCGCCGATTTTCAAGACCTCGCGCTCAACCCCCTGCGCGACCGTGAATTTACCGCCTGGCTTACGCGCGCCTACCCCGGCGTCACCCCGTCCGCCGTGAAGACCGCCGTGCGCACTTTGCGCAAGGAAGGTACGGCCGAGTTGCCGGTGCCCGTCGTGCGCGAGAATCGCCCCGGCGTGCAAGTGCTCAAATACATGGAGGATATTTTCTTTCCCGTGGGCACCGCGGAGCTCCAGCGCGCCCGCTCCATCCACCGCCGCGAATGGATTTCCGAAGTCGAGCTGCGCGAGCGCGTCGTCACCCAGCAATGGAGTCAGGCGTGGGTGGATACCGTGATCGACCAAGGCCGCGGCCAGACGATCGGCAATCAGAATTGGCGCAGTGCCATTGAGGAGATTTCTATTTCGCGCCCGGGCGGCATGGTCAATGAAAACAATTTCCTCTACGAAATCTGGTGGAGCTATGAACGCCGAGCCGATGAGCTCGGCGTGCCCGGCGTGTACATGACCGTGTGGAATATCGCCGCCGTGGATACGTGCGCCAAGTGCGAGCTCTACGATGATCCCGATGGTGGTTACCCCTTCTATGCGCGGCCCCGCGAGCGCCTCGGCCGCCAGCTTACCGATAGCCGCGGCCTCACGCGCCCCCTCGCTACGCACCAAAACGAAATCAAAACCCAGCGCGACGCGCGGTGCAATTACACGCAGCTTGTGGCCTCGCCCCCGCGCAAGACCCTCATGCAGCGCGGAGCCTTTGAGCTGATCCTCGGGCCCAACGCGCAAATCCCCGTGCAGCGCATGGATGATTTTGAGCTCGTGCAGATGCCGCCGTTTATGAATGCCAGCGTGGAGATGGAAGCCACCACTCGCCGCGAGTTTGATGAATACGCCGGCCGCCAGACCCCCGAGCAAGACCCGAACCGCATCGCCATGCTCCAGCAGGCCGGCGTGGATTCCTTTTTGGGCCTCTGGCGCGAAGTCATGCGCGCCGTGCTTCGCCAAGCCCGCCGCTTTTACACCCCGGAGGAATTGGCCCGCGTGACCGGCCCCGGCGGCGAAGGCCTCGCCCTCAAGCCGGAGGACATCTACGGCGAATGGGATGTCATGATCGAAATCGACACCCGCGATCTCAACATGGAATTTGCCATGAAAAAGATGAAGGCCTTCGGCGATCTGCGCTCGCTCGATCCCGCCGGAATCTTGGATCTGGGCCCGCTCGTCGAGTGGGCGGCCTACTCGCTGGATCCTGTGCTCGGGCGCCGCGCGATCAAGCCGCAGACCAACGTGACGCAAAAGGAAATCTCCGATGAGAAAAACAACCTCGCTCAAATGGCCGTAGGCGTGGAGCCGGAAATGCCAGAGCAGGGGATCAACGCGCAACTGCGCCTCCAGACCATGCAACAGCACATCGGCCAGAGCCCCAAGCTCGCGCAGCTCTACCAAGGAGACGAACTCTTCCGCGCCCTCGTGGAAAACCGCCAGAAGTATCTTATGCAGCAGGTGACGCAGGAGCAAAACAAGCAAATCGGCCGCCTTGGCACCGCCCCGTTGCAAGGGCCGGGTGCCAACGCCGCCGCCTAAGCTCACCACGCAAATGCTTTGGCCCAATCGCCCATGAAACGCCCCAGCGTCGTCTATTATCCCGCCGCAGCCACGCCGCTCACGCCGGCCGATTTGCGCGCGAGCTTTGCCACGCAGCACGTGAGTGATCCCGTGCCGCGCGCGCTCTACCAGATACTCAGCGAACGCCTCGCGGCGGCCACCATCGCCAGCACGGCCCCGCGCCTGAGCGAGCGCGAGGCAGGGCTCTGCGCCGGCCGCATCGCGGAGATTGCGAGCCTCCAGGCTGAACTCGCCGGGTATCTCGCGCCCGTGGCGAGCACCCGTTAGTATTTAAGAATAGTAAAATCTTTAAAATTTGATTTGAAGCCGCCGAAGGAGTGTGCCGAATTGAGGCATGGAAACTAGCGACACCCCCCGCCCCGCCACGCCGCTCTCGCTCGCCTTGGCTGCCTGCCGTGCGATCCTGTTTGCGGCCAAGCAAGCGCAGCGCCATCGCGGCGAATACAGCCTGCCTGACCTACTCGCCGCCCTCGATAAGGCCTCAACGGAGGGCACGAAATGAGCATTCCCATGGACACGCCGGGAGGGCGTCTGGCCGCGTTGGCCTTGGCAGCCGGGTCTGGAGCTTTACCGATGCACATCGGCGTAGTCATCAGCTACAAACCGCATGGACTCATTGACTTTAATAGGCCTGATCTTCTTTTGCGCGAGATCCGCAAACGCCTGAGCGGTCCTATTTGGATGGATGAAATTGACGGATGGCATGGCGAAAAAGAGGCTTTTTTAGAATTACGGATGGAAAGCGATGTGCTCTTCTTTTCCGACCAACCGCGGCCTAATCAGACAAGGGCCGTCGCAAGCCGGACGGCTTCTTGGGCGAACGTTAAAGCTCAGCCACGACCACGCGACGAAAGGACGGAGCCGTGAAAGCGAATAAGATCATCGAAAAAGGACGCGCCGTGGTCGTTGGCTGTGGCGTCTTGTTGGGCCTTCTTCTTCATGCGTGAAAAAGAACTAGCTGTCTGGTGCGCCCTCATGAGTGTCCGGCAAAAAGCAGATGCTCTTAAATGGGCCGCGATGCCCTCGCAAAAAGAGCTTAAAATCCTCTCGAAATGGTTTGTCTTCAAACGGCGCACCACAGGAACACCGCCATTCTTTGATGTGGAGGTCACGAAGCGAATGGGATTCTTGCTTGAGGCACTTGGTGCAAGTGACGGTAGCGATAACTCTGTCGAGCGGGCTGTTCGGACGGCCTGCATGGACAACATCATTGACGGTGAACCCGACCGATTCCATCGTCTTCCAAAATTCTTCGTCGAAAGGCATGGGAATCTTTCTTCGCCCAACACCTAAGATGAGCCACGCGCGCCGAATCACTCAGCGGTCCCGAGCGTTCTTGGCCCGTGCGACCTACTGCCCCGGCTGCGCGCGTTGGCTCTGGCGCTTCGTTCGGCGTCTGGGATGCTTCGCCGGCATCTGCGGCGGCGTATGCCGCGACGGCGCGTGGCGCTGCACAACCTGCGGGAAAATTCTCAACTATTATGACAACAAATCCTGACGGGAAACCCTACATAGACAACGCCGAGCAATCGGAGGCCGCGAAAGCCGCGCTCAAGGCGTGGGATGAACTGACAGACACGACGCATCCGCGCGCTTTCGGACGCATGAAGGACGCGATGGAAAAACTGCGCGAGGCGGTCGAAGAATGTGAGGCCGACGAAATCAGGCGCGTAGTCGATGCTATGACACCGGAGCAGGTGGACGCATACCTTGAAAGCATGGGCGTCGATCTCGATGATATGCACAAGCGCACGCAGGAAATGCGCGCGAAAATCGAGCGCCGCATGACGCTGCCGACCACCCAACCGACGCACTCGGACATTGCGTGGCATGTCCGCGAAATAACAGAGGCCAAGGCGCGAGAAGCGAAGATGTTCGATGCGCTGCGCCTCGTGGCCAAGCACGCCGACTTCTCGCAATGTCCCGACGGCGTGGAGGAAGCGGTCGATGAGATCATGGCTCAGCATCTTCGCGAGGGATGCTCGCCGTGCTCGTGACTTCTTCGCCCAACACCACGATGAGCCAACCCGGAGGACAATCATGAGCGCACCACAGACCGAAGCGAAAAAGGACGGAGCCTCGTCCGGGTTGGCTCTGGCACCTGTTCGTGGAGCGTGAGCCGTTCCGTGCGCGGTCGCGTCGATCAATTCGACGTGATCGTAAGTGGTGCGCTCTGGCGCACGGGCGGGTTTCGGAAGGTCGTGCGGTGGATCAGGGTGGCAAAGTCCGACCAAAACGCGTCCAAACTGAACCAAACTGGTCCAAACCCGCTCGCCCCGCCCCACACCTCTTGACGGTTTAACCGTCCGCCCCACGCAGGGACGCACTTGCCACAAGCATGAGTGCGACCCTTACCACAACTAGCGCGGCTCCCTCGCCGTCTCCCGCGCAGCCCGACACCTCGCCCGTGTCTGGTGATACTTCAGACGCGGATTTCGGGCCACTAAGCGCCGCCGATATTTCGGCTGCCTTGGATGAGTTGAACCCGACAACTCAAGCTGATGCCGATCCCGCCGCCACCTCTCCCGAGGCCGACGACGAGGCCGACACCGCAACCGAGGAAGCCGTCGCCGCGACCCTTAGCGATGAGGCCGCGGCACCCGCTTCCGACGAATCCACGCCCCCCTCCGAGGGCCAGCCGCCCGAGGGTGAAGCCGCTCCCGTAGCGGCCGATCCTGCCGTGGCGGAGGCCCCCAATAAACGCGATGGTCGCAACGACCGCATCGACGAGCTCACGGCCCGCGCCAAGAGTGCCGAGGAGAAACTGGCGCAAGCCAGCGACCGCCTCGCGACATTTGAAGCGCGGGATACCAACCGGCTCGACCCCGATGTCCTCGAAGCGATCGACGATCCGGCGCAACTCGCCGCGCAGCGCTCCCGGTGGACGAAACTCCACGAGTGGGCGATTCGCCATGAGCACGCCGATATCGCCACCCTGCCCGATGGTAAGGGCGGCACGCAAGAGTTTGACCGCGAGCAAGTCTCCGCCCTTAAGGCGCAGACCTTCTCGTTGTTAAACGAAGCCGCCCCCAAGCGTGAACAGTTCCTACAGACCCGCGCCCAAGTCGATGCGTATGCCACCCAGGCTTACCCCTGGCTGGCTAATGCCAAGGCCGGCGATGGTGCTACCGTTGCGAAACTCCTCTCCGATCTACCCGTGCTCCGCACTTTGCCCGGTGGCAAGCTGCTAGCCTCGGATGCGTTTATCGGCGGCGTGTTTCGCGCTCACGGCATCACGGTGTCCAAGGAGCTGATTGAGCGTCTCGCGAAAGAGGCCAAGGCCGGCGCCCAGCGCACCGGCTCGCTTCGCGCGAGCGCGCCTCTACGTGCCCCTGCCGCGCCGAGCCGTCCCAGCACGGTGCCGGCCCGGCTCGACCGCCGCCAGACGCAAAGCCGCCAGGCAGAACAGCGCATCACGCGCGAAAAGGGGTCCGAAGATTCGTTGGCCGAGAGCATCGCCGCACTCCTATAAGCACTCATCAACCGTCTCTAGTAACCAAATACTCCCATGCCAGCTCTCGTTGAACGCGATGTGGTTGCCAAGGTCCAAGACCTCAGCAACCAATTCGACAATGCGAAATCCTTCGCATTTCCCTTCATGTCCCGCGTGCCGAAAGGCAGCGCTCCCAAACAATCCAAGCTCACCTACGCCGTCGAGAAATACGATACCGCCGATACCTCCGGGGCGATCGACGAGGCCGAGCCATCCAACTTTGAAAACCCGTCCGCCGGCGATGCCGAGCTAGATGTGCGGATTCAGATTTGGGAAAAGGCCGTCTCCATCGGCGGTCTCGCTACCACCACCACGCACCAAGCCGGGATCACCCCGCGCAACGTCGTCGCAAAGAAGATTGCGAAGAAGCTCATCGAGCTGAAGCGCAACTGCGAAGTTACGCTGCTCTCCGATAACGAGAGCCAGCTGGAGACGGGCAACGTGGGTAATCAGACCCGCGGCCTGGTCAAGTGGGCCAGCTCCACGGCGCAATCGCACTATGCCGTGTCGTCTGCCTACCTCACCCCCGCGGCCTCCATTGACTCCTCCACCGCTATTGCCGATTACACCGACGCCACCATCACCGCCGTCATGGAATCGCAATTCGGCCAGACGGGCAATGAGAGCGAGGAAAACGTCCTCTTCTGTGGTTCCACGTTTAAGCGGAACATGGATCGCCTCACGTTCTCCACGCGCGATGTGTCGAGCCGCACTATGGTGCGCCGGTTCAACACCACGCCGTCGAGCACGGTCAATCTCGGTGCCGTCAAGGTACTGGAGACGGGCTTTGGCGATATCGAGCTCGCGCTCTCGCAGCATATCAATGCTTCGGGCGATCCTACCACGGCCGCTTCCAAGCGCCTGGCGGTCGGCGGTCCGATTGATAACATGGAGCTCCGGTGGTCCGATGCGCCGAACATGATCCCGCTCGGCAAAACCTCGCGCAGCACGCGCTTCATCGTCACCGCCACCGGGGCGCTCTGCGTGATGAATCCGCTCAAATTGATCAAATTCGCGCCTGGTAGCTAAGGCACAACCACCACCCATCAACTCACTACTCAGATGGCCACATTCCTCCAACTCAACGCCGCCGATCAAGCTCGGTTTGGCTTCACCCACAAAGCTGTCATCACGTCTGCCGATCTCGTTGCCCTCGGGGCAGTGGCGTCCGGCACCGTCGCGCTGGCTACCTACACGGCCGGCCTCGGCTGCACCAAGGCGGCCTACCGCCTCGTGACCGCCTTCGATGGTGGCGCCACCTCGGCGCTCGCCCTCGA